GTAACTTTAGGTGGTTTAATTACAGCAGACGTTTTAAATCAAGAATATCAAATAGCTACAGTGCCGTCAACCAACACTTACACTATTACAGCAAAAGACACTTCTGGAGATGAAGTTACTGCAAATTCAAGTGATTCTGGTAATGGAGGCTCTGGTGTTGATGGTGCTTATCAAATAAACGTAGGGATAGATGTTTATGTTCCTTCTACAGGATGGGGAGCAGGAACGTGGGGAGCAGGAACTTTTGGTAGTAATACCGCTTTAAGTTTTACCAACCAGTTGCGTTTATGGTCCCATGATAATTTTGGAGAAGATTTAATAATGAATCCTAGATTTGGTGGTATTTATTACTGGGATGAATCTTCTGGTGTAACTAACAGGGCAGTAGCTCTTTCTGATTTATCTGGAGCTAACTTAACTCCTACAAAAGCATTACAAATTTTAGTTTCTGATGTAGATCGTCACATTATTTGTTTTGGTGCAGATCCAATTTCAGGATCATCTAGAACAGGAACTTTAGACCCCATGAACATTGCTTGGAGTGATCAAGAAAATGCTGCGGAATGGGAACCTTTAGCTACAAACACAGCAGGTTCTTTTAAATTGTCTGCGGGATCAACTATTGTCGGAGCAGTAAGAGCAAAACAAGAGACTTTAATTTGGACAGACGTTTCTTTATATTCTATGACTTTTGTAGGTCAGCCGTTTACTTTTAGTATTAATTTAATTAATGAAGGAGTTGGTCTTGTAAGTCCTAATGCCATAGTAAATACTCCTAAAGGTGTGTATTGGATGGACAGAAAAGGATTTTATGCATATAACGGAGCAGTTCAAGAAATTCCTTGTAGCGTTCAAGATTATGTATTTAGTGACATAAACCAAATCCAAGCTTATCAGATTTTTGGTTTTGTTAATAAGGCTTTTGATGAAGTAGGGTGGTTTTATTGTACTGAAGACGCTACTGTAATAGATAGGTATGTTGTTTTTAACTATGAAGAAAATGTTTGGACTATAGGTTCTCTGTCTAGAACTTGTTGGTTAGATGAAGGTATTTTTAGTGATCCTAAAGCCACAACCTCATCTTCCGATGTTGGATATTTATACAACCATGAAACAGGTAATGATAATGACGGATCCCCTATGACCAATGTCTATATAGAATCAAGTGATTTTGACATTGATCCTGCAGGAGATGATTACCAATTCATTAGTAGAATTATTCCTGATATTAAGTTTACAGGAACAGGGACTACAGGAAGTGGTGGACAAACTGTAAACATTGTTTTAAAAAGAAGAAACTTTCCTGGAGAAACGTTGACCACAGCAGTTACTAGTACTTGTGACTCCGCCACAGCTAAAATTGATACTAGAGTTAGGGGCAGGCAAGCTGTATTACGAATTGAATCTGATGATGACGGAGATTCTGCGACTACAACAGGAGTTGGTTTTAGAGTGGGGGCTATGCGGTTAGACGCTAGACCTGATGGTAAAAGATGAGTAAGTTATTAGAAACAAAATTACCTGTTGCTATTGGAGAAATTTCTCCTGAAACATTTAACCGTTTAGTAAGAGTCTTAGAATTAAGTTTAAATAGGGTTGATGTTGATGCAACTTTAGCAGTAAACGAAACTCAACGTAATGAAAATAAATTTAATAATGGCGATATTATTTGGAACTTATCCACTCAGCAGTTACAGCTTTGGAATGGATTACAATGGATAGATCTCTATACAGGAACAGAAAAAGGAGTTGAGGCGAAAGGTTCTGTTGGATCTCTTACTGTTCAGGAAGCAGCAGGTTCAGCAAAATCTACTTCAATAGAAATAGGAGCACCGAAAACAGGGTGGGGACAAGAAACTTGGTACACATAATGGATATAAATAAATTAAGAGAAGAATTAGAATTTGATGAAGGTTGTGTTTATGAAATCTATAAAGATCATTTAGGCTACCCGACTTTTGGTATTGGGCACCTTGTGCTTGAAAGCGATCCCGAACACGGAGAATCTGTTGGAACTCCTGTTTGTAAAGATCGAGTTATTGCTTGTTTTGAAAATGATGTCTTAACTGTTTTTGAAGACTTGGATAGAAACTTACCTTGGTGGAGAGAGCAATCAGATAACTTACAAAGAGTTTTAGCTAATATGTCTTTTAATTTAGGAATTACAAGGTTATTAAACTTTAAAAAATTTTTAGGAGCTTTAGAACTTAAACATTATAAAACAGCTGCTGAAGAAATGATGGATAGCCGATGGGCGACACAAGTCGGTCCAAGAGCTACTCGTTTAAGAGATCGAGTATTAAAGGGGTGATATGCGAAAAAATAATAAAGTAAAGAATAAGAAAGGTTTAAAACGGTTCTCTAAGCCCGTTAAAAAGCCTTATTCTAGAAAAGGAAGAAATACTAAGCAGAAATAAAGAAAAGTTCTTAAAACGCACTATAGACGCTTAGGAAGGAGATTACATATGTATGAATATAACTGCACAGTTACTAGGGTGGTTGATGGCGACACTATTGATGTTGTCCTTGATCTTGGTTTTTCTATTCTTCACAAGTGTCGTGTACGCCTTTATGGAATTGATACACCTGAATCAAGAACAAGAGACAAAGACGAAAAAGCCAGAGGTAAACTTGCGGCTAAATTTTTAGAAGATTCTATCAACAAAGGTGACGTAGTTGTTTTACAATCTAAACTAAAAGATTCTAAAGGTAAATATGGACGTGTTTTAGGAGCTGTTATTGTAGACGGGGTAGACCTTAACGAAGAAATGATTACTAAGTTTCTTGCTGTTAAGTATTTTGGTCAAAGTAAAACAGACATAGAAGCTGAACATTTAGAAAATAGATTAAAATTAATAGAATTGGGTGAGTTTGATCCCACAACAATAGGTAAATAACATGAACGACGGACAAAGTAGGTTTGGTGGAGATATGGATCGTAATGAAGTTGAAATGGATCTCAATAAATTTATGGCGATGATACAAGAAATATCTGATCTTAAAGATAAAATTAGAGATCTTGAAGCTGATGATAAAGTTAACCCACATCAAAAATGGATTCATTTAGCTAAAGCAGTAGATTCATGGCGTATTTTTCCAAGGGCTTTTTTAACTGTTTATATTGTATTATTATACAAATGCACTATCTGGTTCATGGAACTACCAGAACCTACGTTTGAACAATCAGGTCTTATATCTATTGTTGTTGGTGCGGGAGCTGCTTGGTTTGGTTTATACGCAGGTACAACAGGCAGTAGTAAACAGTTTAAAGGCGAAGATTAATGAATAAAGAAAAAACATTTTCTTGGATTTTTCTTATGACAGCAATATTTGCTGTTACTTTATTTTCTGTTGTTGTAAACGCTCAATCTTCTCAACAATCTGGTACAGCCTGTACGAATGGTTCGCAGTATTGTGAAAATAATAGTTTAGATACAACAAATACAACCACAACAACAAACACCAACACAAACACCAACACTAACAACAACACCAACACTAACACGAATTCGAACACTAATGTCAACACTAACACAACGACCACGACAGCAACGAATACAAATTCGAACACTAATGTCAACACTAACACGAACAATAACGTGAATACTTCGACAGCGACTTCGACTTCGAACAATACAAATTCTAATAACAATGTGAACACTTCGACATCGACATCGACTGTTAATTCAACAGTGAATCAAAATGTTAATAATACAAATACTTCGAATTCTACAAGTAACAACACTAATTCGAACACTAACGTAAATCAATCAACTTCTGAATCAAATGTGCAGACCAATAATATTAATCAGAACAATAATAATTCCACATCTGATAATACAAATCGAAATATTAACGAATCGAATAGCACTCAAACTATTAACCAAAACATTAAATCAGAAGCACCTCCTGCCTCTGCTATTGCTCCATCTATAATGTCTTATTCACAAGACTTATGTACCACTGGTGTATCAGGTGCATTTCAGGGTCAGGTGTTTGGTTTTTCAGGCGGTAAAACTATTACAGATAAAAACTGTGAAAGATTAAAATTATCCAAGTATTTATATGATATGGGTATGAAAGTGGCATCAGTTGCATTACTCTGTCAAGACGAAAGAGTATTTAAAGCTATGTCTATGGCAGGCACTCCTTGTCCTTATAATGGCAAAATAGGTAAAGAAGCTACTACTGCTTGGCAAAACAATCCTAGTAAAAGACCTGATAAAGATGATGCTTTAGAAGAATTTATAGCTCAGTGCACATACGATAGAAACCCTAACAGAGATAAAATTAATAAAGATGTTGTTGGAGCAGTTAAGGTTATCTATACAAGAAAAACTAAAACCACAAAACAATGCAAAAAAGAATTTTATGCACAATAGCCTGTTTATTCAGTCTTAATGTATTAAGCCAATATATATACGAAGCTAATCAGTCTTTAATTGATTTAACAGGTGAATCAGGTACAACAAGTTTAAACGCATCAGACGACCAAGTTTCATCTGCTTTTAATCTAGGGTTTACTTTTGATTTCTATGGTCAATCTTTTACACAAGGCAGAATGGCTACTAATGGTTGCCTTCACTTTAAAACTACTGGTGCATACTGTT